GCACAGGACCCACAGGTGCGCAAGGTGATGTTGGACCTACTGGTCCGACAGGGGCTACTGGCTCCACAGGTCTTACTGGCGATACAGGAGCAACTGGACCAACAGGAGCAACAGGACCTCAAGGTGACCAAGGAATCCAAGGAGTAACTGGTGCAACTGGTGAAACAGGTCCGACAGGTCCTCAAGGTTTACAAGGTGTTACTGGTGCTACAGGCGCAACTGGCGATACTGGTCCTACAGGAGCAACTGGTTCAACTGGTGCTACTGGTCCCCAAGGCGAACAAGGTATTCAAGGTATCACTGGTGACACTGGTGCGACTGGACCGACAGGTTCAACAGGTCCAACTGGACCTCAGGGTGAGCAGGGTATTCAAGGGGTTACAGGTGCGACAGGTGGTACAGGACCAACAGGAAGTACTGGACCGACTGGTTTAACTGGACCTACTGGTGCTACTGGGGCAACAGGACCAACTGGTGTTACTGGAGCAACTGGTGCTGGCTCTGATGCTATTCCAGTTGTATTATTTCTTGGTGGAATGTAACAAATAACATATTGGGGACGATATGAAAATCGCTGTATACGCAATTGCTTTAAATGAAGAGAAACACGTTATGCGCTGGTTGGAAGCAACCAAAGATGCAGACATAAGACTGGTTGCTGATACTGGTTCAACAGATAAAACAGTTCAGTTACTACAAGGGGCACCTAATGTTATCGTTCATCAAATATCGGTTCAACCGTTCAGGTTTGATGATGCGCGTAACGCTGCTCTTGCTTTGTTACCTGCTGATGTTGATATGTGTCTTTCCCTTGATATGGATGAGATTCCGCAAGATGGATTCTTTGATGTCGTAAGACAGAACTGGACACCTGATGTTAACCGTATTTGGTTAACTTGGGAAACAGGATACAAGTGGCAAAACAATAATCGTTTTCATTCCAGGCACGGTTACCGTTGGGTTAAACCTTGCCACGAGGTCACAGAATATTATGGTGACTTCTTTGGTGGTGAAGAGAAAAGTATTACTTTAGATTTAACTGTTGCACACAGACCTGATGACAATAAGTCTCGGTCACAGTATTTGCCAATGTTAAAGATGGCTGTTGCTGAAGCACCTAATGATGCAAGAATGTGGGCTTATCTTTGCAGAGAATATTTTTTTCACAGTAAGTGGAGAGAAACTATTGAATCTGCAGAGGAAATGCTTAAAGCAGGTGGTTGGTACATTGAACGTGCCGCATCTTGCAGGGCAGCAGCACAGGCTTTTGTTAACTTAAACAATAAAGAAATGGCAAGGGACTGGTTTGTTAAAGGTGTGAAAGAAGCACCAGACCAATTAGAAGCCTGGTATTCGTTAGCACAGTTTAATTATGAGATACAGAACTGGCAAGGTTGCTGGGACTCTGCAATTAAGGTTAATACTTTAACTAAGGAAAAACATTATCTTGTTAATGATGATGTTTGGAATTGGAAATGTTTTGATTTACTAGCCATATCTGGCTGGTATCTTGGTAAAAAAGATGAAGCAATTGAATACGGAATTAAAGCAGTGCAAGGTAATCCTAGTGAGAAAAGATTGATAGATAATTTAGAATGGATGCAAAAGAATAATGCCAACGTTTAAAGAACTGGTTGATGAGGTAGCGTTAAACCTTCAAGGTTTCACTTTACGTCAAGACAGGTCAACACATTTAACTGCTAATGTGACCTCAACTGCTACAAGTATGACTTTAGCATCAGCAGACAATGTTGCTAAAGGTATGATTCAAATAGATGACGAACTTATTTGGGTTGACTCATACAACAAGTCAACAGGTGTTATCACCATCCCACCATACGGTAGAGGATATTTGGGTACAACAAAGTCTTCTCACACTTCTGGTACACAAGTTATTGTTAAACCAACTTATCCTAGAAACAATATTAAGAAAGCAATTAATGACACTGTTCGTGCTGTTGGTGATACTTTGTTTGGTACTGGCACATACACTTTTGAATACACACCTGCACAAATAACTTACGCTTTACCTGATGGTGTTGAAAAAGTTTTGGCTGTTGCTTGGCAATCCATTGGACCAACCGAGGAATGGTATCCTGTTAGGTCTTGGCGTATAGACCCAATGGCTAACACCACAGAATTTAACTCAAACATTTCTTTATCAATCTATGACACCATTGTTCCAGGAAGAACAGTGCAAGTGTTTTACACAACTAACCCTGATACTTTTGAAATAGACCAAGACGATTATGAGGATGTTACTGGGTTGCCTTTGTCTTGTAAAGATGTAATTGTTTACGGTGCAGCATATCGTATGGCTTCAATGATTGACCCTGGTCGCTTAACTTTGACAGCACCAGAAGCAGATATTCAATCAAATAAGATTCCTTCTAATGCTGGTACTAATGCTGCAAGATACTTGTTGGCTTTGTATACACAAAGATTAGATGAGGAGTCAAGAAAACTGAGAGACCGTTATCCTATAAGGGTTCACTATACTCGTTGATATGACTAAAAAATGTAGCAGATGTAAAATAGAAAAAGACATCAAGTCTTTTAATAAAAGCAAAAATGCTCCTTTAGGTATACATAATCAATGTAGAGAATGTATTAAATTATGGAAACCAAGTGAAACGCAGTTAAAAAAATACAGAGAAAAAATTAAAAACTGGAATAGGTTTAAGTATTCTGGATTTACTCAAGAAGATTTTAATGCAAAATTTGCAGAACAAAATTACTGTTGTGCTATTTGTGGTACTGATGAATCTGGAGCAGTTGATTGGCACGCAGACCATAATCATATAAGTAAAGCAAAACGTGGTATTTTATGTCATAAATGTAATACAGGAATTGGATTATTAAAAGATAGTCCAGACATACTAAAGAAAGCAATTATGTATCTTGAAAAATATGAGTCATAACAAATGAGAAATTATACTTCAACCTTAGACGCTAAAACACTTGCTCTTGCTATGAACTCAAGTGTTACCACAATGCAGTTGAATAACCTTACAGGTATTCCTGCTTACCCTTTCACTTTAGTAATAGAACCAGATACTACTAATGAAGAAATTGTTACTGCTCTTTCTTTAGATGCTGGTACAACTGTTAATATTACTAGAGCACAAGATGGAACCTCTGCTGTTTCACACGCTATTGGTTCTGAAGTAAGACATATGATTACTGCTCGCGATTTACAAGAGCCACAGAATCATATGGCTGCATCGAGTAGTGTTCACGGTGTTACTGGTTCTGTTGTTGGCACAAGTGATGCACAGACTCTTACTAATAAAACTATTGATTTTAATTCGAACACAATATTAAACGCCACAGGTAGTGGCGATAATGTTTCATCCCTACTTTTGATGGGAGGATAAGGAAAAATATGGCTACATCCTATAAGGTGCTTGGGCAATCTGCTCCTAGTGCAACTTCGGCAACAACTTTGTACACTGTTCCTAGTGCTACTGAGGCAGTGATTTCTACTATTGTTGTTTGTAATCGTGCAGCATCTGCTGCTACATATCGCATATCAGTTAGACCTGATGGTGCTTCTCAAGCAAATCAACATTATATTGCTTATGATGCTACTGTTTCGGCTAATGATTCAACAGCATTAACTCTTGGTATTACCTTGAATGCTGCTGATGTTATTACTGTTTATGCTTCAACTGCTGATTTAAGTTTCAACGCTTTCGGAAGTGAGATAGTTTAATGGCTGTTAATCGTTTAAATGTTGGTGCTACAAACCAGTTGTTGGCTAAGGCTTCAACAGGTCAGTCTACTAATATTTTGGAGTTGCAGAATACTGCTGGTGTGACTGTTGCTGGTGTTGATGCTTCTGGTAATGGTGTTGGTGGTTTGGCTCATCCTCCTACTTTTAAGAATCTGATTATTAATGGTGCTATGCAGGTTGCACAACGTGCAACTTCTGTTACTGGTATTACTGCTGATTCACTTGCAACAGCCGATAGATGGACTTCTCAAATTGGTACTATAGGCACTTGGACTAACTCTGTTGAAAATGATGCACCAACTGGTTCTGGTTTTAGAAAATCTTGGAAATGGTTATGCACAACAGCAGATGCAAGTCCTGCCGCTGGTGATTATATGGTTCCTCAAACAAGACTTGAAGGACAAAATCTTCAACAAATTGCTAAAGGTACATCATCTGCTAAAGAGTTAACTTTATCTTTTTGGGTTAAAGCAAATGTTACTGGTACATATATTGTTGGTTTATTTGATGTAGATAATACTCGTATTGTCTCTAAATCTTATACGGTTAGTGCCTCAGCAACTTGGGAAAAGAAAACAATAACTTTTCCTGCTGATACTACTGGTGTTTTTGATAACGATAATGCTCGTTCTTTAGATATTCAATTTTGGTTAGGTGCTGGAACAAATTTTACTTCAGGTACTTTAGCAACTACTTGGCAATCTAATACTTCTGCTAATCGTGCTGTTGGTCAAGTTAACGTTGCTGCATCAACAAACAACTACTGGCAAATAACAGGTGTACAACTTGAAGTTGGTAGTGTTGCAACAGACTACGAGTTTAAACCATTTGATGTTGACCTTCAACAATGTATGAGATATTATCAAAAATCTTACAATCAATCAGTTTTTGCTGGAGCCACAGGAACTGAAGCACAAGCAGTAATATGGTCTTCAATAACAACAGGTGGTTACGGAAGTTCAATACCTGTTTTCCTTAAAGTACCTATGAGAGCAGCCCCAACTGTAACTATATATAACCCATCAACAGGTAACAGTGGAAGTATTTACGGACTTAGTGCTGCAAATAGTTTTAATGGTATTGCTGATTATATTAATCAAAATAGTTTTGCAATGTATGCAACAGCAACACAATCACCTGCTGGATATTTAATTGGTGCTAACTATGTAGCACAGATTGAGTTATAACTATGTATAAAATATTATCAATAAACAGTAGACAAATACTACAAAGAATATCAGACAGTGCTTCTATTCCTTTTGATGAAGCAAACAATGATTATAAAGAATACCTTGAATGGGTTGCTAACGGCAACGTGGCTGAAGTAGAGGAAATAACTAATGGCAATTAATAATTTCAACGTTGGTGTAGGCACAACCTCACAACTAACACGCTACAGATACGTGGCAACAGGTGGAGAAACATCCATCAGTGGTGCAGACGCAGACGGAAAAACATTATCCTACACAGTAGGTTTAGAACAAGTGTTTTTAAACGGTGTGAACCTGGTGCGTGGGCAAGACTACACAGCAACTAATGGTACTTCTATTGGTAATTTGACTGCTTTGGTGGCTTCTGATGTGGTTGAGGTGTTTGCTTATGTTCCTTTCAATATTGCTAATGCTTTGACTGTTTCTACTGTTGATGCTAAGGGTGATTTGTTGGTTGGTACTGCTGCTGATACTGTTGGCAGGTTGGCTGTTGGTACTAATAATCAGTTGTTGGCTGCTGATTCTTCTACTGCTTCTGGTTTGAAGTGGGCTAACGGTGGGTTGACTTTACTTACAACCACAACTTTTTCTGGTGCTACAACAGTTACTGAAACATCTTTCTTATCTAGCACTTATGATACTTATAGAGTCATAGTTAATAGTTATTGTACAACTGCTGGTGCAGAATTAAGGTTTAGGTTTAGAAATTCAAGTGGAAATATAACTACTGGTTATTATGGAGCAGGTTTTTATACTGCTTATCTTGGAACTTCAGGAGTTGTTTTTGCAAAAAATAATGGTGCTGAAGCAGTTCTAAAAGATGATTCAAGTGTTTCTGGACACGAATCAATTTGTGCTTTTGATTTAGGAAATTATTCTGGTGGAGTTTCTCATCAAATTTCTGGTCAATCTAATAGTACTCAAGGTGGTTGGAATAGCCATTTTGGTTACTATGAAGTTGGTGGTGGAACTCAGTTAACTGGGTTCCAGATTTATCCAAGTGCAGGAAATATAACAGGTAGTCTAAAGATTTATGGGTATAACAAATGAAAATTTATGTAGATGGTAAAGAAATATTTTTGTCAGGTCAAGATGAAATTGATGTTTTAAATTCTATTGAGTCTGAGTTAAGTGAAGAGCAGGTTGCGTTGCAGGTTGAACTTGCTGCTAAGGCTGCTGCTAAGGAGTCTGCTTTAACAAAATTACAGGCTTTGGGTTTGACTGAGGCTGAAGCGAAACAGATTGTGGGTATATAAATGACTAGAGCAAGAGACCTAGCAGACTTAGGTGGTAATGCTGCAACACTTGAAAAACAAGGGTTAACATTAATTAACACTACAAGTTTTTCAGGAGTTACTTCTCAACCTATAAACAACGTGTTTAGTTCAACTTATGATAATTATAAAATAATGTTATGGTGGGTTGGAGCAAGTGCTTCTGGTACATTTTCTCTTCGTTACCGAGTAGATAATGCTGATAATTCAACAGCAAATTATGCAAGACAAAATTTAGGTGCAGCAAGTACTACAGTTTTTGGTTCAAGAAATGATTCTGGAACTTCTCATTCTTTTGATTCTATACAAACAAATTATAGTTATAGAGATATTGATGTTTTCAATCCATTCAATACAGAATTAACTACTTCTTTTCATAAAATGTATTATAGAGCAGACCAAAATCAAACTTCTGAAATTCTATTACAAGGTTACTGTTTTCAAGCAACTACAAGTTTTACAGGATTTAGTTTGTTAAGCAGTGGTGCAAATGTAACAGGAAAAGTTCAAGTGTTTGGATATAATAAATGATGACTAATATAAATGAAGAACAAATATTTATTGGTGACGAAAATGGAAACCCAATAGAGTTAACTGGCAAAGATAAAGAAGCATTTCTTGAGCAACGTGCTAAAGACCGAGCAGAACAAGAATTATTTGAAGCCAAATATGAAGAAAGAAAACAACAAAAAGCAGCAATACTTGAACGTATCGGATTAACCGAAGAAGAGTTACAAATAGTTCTAGGAGCATAATGGCAATAAATGATATTACCGAAGCATTAGCCATTGACCTATCCGTCTCAACAGACACACAACTCTATGGTTTAGACTCAGTATCATACGACATAGCAGTAAACGACAAACCATTCTTTATCGCTGCCACAGATGAGCAACCATACCGTAGAGAATCAGCCCCATCCAAGCGTGAACAGATAGACCAAACCACTGAACCAGGTGAACAATCATTCACAGGCTGGTGGTTTAGAAGTCAATCATCTTTTCATCTTGGTGCAGGGGCAAAGTATTTTGAACCAAGCCAGGATGAGACTTTGCGTTTCAGGTTTCAGGATTCTGAGGGTGTGGATGTTTGGACTAAGGGTCAAATCAGTTTACTGAAAGATGTTGATACTAGCCATATAACTACCACAGGTAATCTTAAACTTCGTTCCATTCGTGAATCAAGCAGAGACGAAGCACTGCTTCTTGATGGTCACGATGTTGACAAAGTATTTCCAAGAATAACTTTCTCAATCAACAACAAAGCACTAACATCTAATGTTGCTACTTTGACTACTACTGCAGCACACGGTTTGGCTGTTGGTATGCAAGTTGATATTAGTGGTGTTGATGCCACATTCAATGGTGAATACCGTGTTACTGGTGTTCCAACAACCACAACTTTTACTTACGCAAAAACAGCATCTAATGTTACTTCAACTGCTGTATCACCTGTTGGTACTGGTATAACAGACCTTATTCATTTCATTGATTACAACAGTTTAACTGATGACCCTGTTTATGCAATATGCGATGATGGAACAACAGCCTATTGGGCAACTAATGCTTTGGATACCACAAAGAAAGCACATCTTTACAAGAAGGTTTTAACTGGGGATTCCACAACTGCTAACACATTAATGTTCAACGTTAACTCATACCAATTTACTGACGGTAAAGTTGTAATGGACTGGGTTAAAGGTCGTATTATTCTTGCAGCAGATAACAAAGTTTATGAATTAACCCCATCAACATCTTCTTTACCTACACCAATATTTACTCACCCTAACACTTCATATACTTTCACAAGTATTGCAGAATCTGGTGCAGCAATCTATGTGGCAGGTTACGCTGGCACACAATCATCAATCTACAAATTTACTTTATCTGATGCTGGTGCTATCACTTCGCTAACATCTGCTGTTGTGTCAGCACAGATGCCTGATGGTGAACTGGTTTATGCCATCAAACAATACTTGGGCTATATGCTTATCGGTACTTCTAAAGGTATCCGTGTTGCAACAGTTTCACCTGATGATGGGTCAATTGCTTATGGTCCACTAATTGCAGAAACAGAACAACCAGTCTATGACTTTGCTTTCAGAGATAGATTCTGTTGGGCTACTGCCGAGGTTAACGGCAAAGGTGGTCTGATTCGTATTGATTTATCCGAACAGATTAGTCCTCTCAGGTTTGCTTACGCTCACGACATCTTTAAGAATGTTGCTAAGAACTGTAAGGCTGTGGCTTTCTTGGGTACATCTGACCGTAAAATCTTTGCCCTTGACACAGACTATAGTTACATTGAAGCAGCAACCAGACTTGCTGCAACAGGATACTTACGCACAGGTTTCATTCGTTACGCCACATTAGAAAACAAATACTTTAAGTTCCTGAAAGTTCGTGGAACTTTGAACACCACAACAACTATTGATGTTAATAGTATTACTGGTGCAGAAGTTGACACACTTTTGTACAACGTTACCGATGAGAACTTGAACGAAGATTTGGGTGTGGCTAGACCTACTGGTGGTCAAGAGTTCTTGGCTTTTAAGTTCACATTAAAACGAGACACAGCCAACACTGCTAACGGTGCGATTATGACTGGCTACCAAATCAAGGCTTTACCTGCAATATTTAAACAAAGACTTATCCAATACCCATTGTACTGTTATGACGTGGAGATGGATAAATATAACAACCTAGTTGGTTCTGAGGATGATAGGGCTTTTGACCGTATCACTGCCTTAGAAGAACTAGAAAGAAATGGCAACATTGTTGTTGTACAAGATTTTAGAACAGATGAAACTTTCTCTGCTCTAATAGAAGAGATTAGATTCTTTTCTGCTACACCACCAAGTGAAAGATTTAATGGCTTTGGTGGCAAACTTCTACTAACTGTTAGGAAACTATCTTAATGAAATTAAGTGTTGTGAAAGATGTAATCTTTCGTTCTGTTGCATTGTTCTTAACAATGGCATTACCTGCTATTGGTGCTGGTGCATTTGCTGGTGTTGAACCAGTTCAATCAGCCCTTATTGCTGGTGCCCTTGGTGTGTCCAAGGTTATTACTGATTTAGCCAAAGCATTTTTAGATGATGGCAAACTTACACAAGAAGAAGTAGATGCAGTATTTAAACGTGCTAACAAGAAATCTGAAGGTGGCAAATAAGAATGGCTTCACCTATTAAAGATGGAAAGATTACCACTGCCTACAAAAAATTAGGCAAGATGTGGTCAAAAGGTTATCACACTGGTGTTGACTATGCTTGCAAAGAAGGCACAGATATTCTTGCTGTTGCCGATGGCACAGTAACTAACGCTAACTGGGGCAAGTCTTATGGTACACAAATTGTACAAAAGATTGCTGGTCAAGATGTTTGGGTTATCTACGCACACTTATCTAAATCATTAGTTAAGGCTGGCGATAAGGTAACTAAAGGACAACACATTGGTGAATCAGGTAACACTGGTAACTCTTCTGGTCCACATTTACACTTTGAAGCAAGGGATAATGTTCGTTGGTCTGCTGGTAAAGATGTAGACCCAAAGGATATTCTCGCTAGTTAAATGGGTTTAAAACCTGTATCTGAATTAAAAAACAAACATAAAGATAAAGACATTTATGTGCTTGGTTCAGGTGCAACATTAAACTTTATAGATAAAGAGTTCTTTAAAGATAAGATAACAGTATCTGTTAATGAAGTAGGTTCAGTATATTTACCTACCACTAATTACATTGTTACTAAGTATCATAGTGATGCACAGCATTGGGCTAGACATATACCTGATGTTAAGATTGTTTGTTCTTACGGTAACACTGGTGCTAATGGTGCTGGTAAATTATCTAATGAGTTTGATAACTTGTATGAGTTTGAGCATAATGAAAACTATGATAAGCAAACTAATATATTAAATGAGTTCCCTACTGGGGACAATCATCTGGTTGTTTCTTGGTCTAGTATAACCTCTGCTATTCATCTGGCTGCACATCTTGGTGCTAAGAATATTATTCTTGTAGCACACGATTGTGGTGAACTTGATGATAAGGCTTGGGTTAATGGTTATGTTTATGACACTATGCTTGATGATGAAGAATATATTAACAATGTTAAAAGTCGTGCCGTGCAATTTGAGGCTCAGACTATTCAGTTAAAACAAAAACTTCAAGAAGTATATGGATGCAATATCTATAGTCTTAATCCTTTTATTAACTATAGTCTTGAGGGTCACAAGTATCGTGGCACTTCAGTAATCAATTAACTATTTAGTTTGTTTATGTGTAATAAAGGGTGGGGCAGTAAAGACATTATTCTTTGCTGCAATACTCATAGCCTGTTTCCAAGAAGCACCTGCGTGTAAAGCACCTATGGCATAAGATGCCCCACTACCTATGCCATAGATACCATCATCTCTCATAAGCACAGACAATGTGTCATCTATTTCGTAGATGATACCGTTTAATGCTATGAGAAAAATAAAATCTTGGTCTTCTGATTCTTTATCAGGTTGATAACCATTCATTGATAAAGTAAATCTTAATGATGGAACAACTGTTTCAACCATATAATGGTATGGGTCTTTGTTTGCCACTGGTGTTAGTGATGGTGGTTTCCAAATGTGTTGCACAATATCGCAAGGTAATGTTAACCCTGCTCCTGCTATAAGAAACTTGCCACGTTTAGTTATTTTAGTAACCACTGGATGAGTATAGGTTCTTCCTGAATCATCTGTAATTCTTGAATCAGCAACAAGTAAACAGTGGTCTGGTTTTTGTAAACCAATAATTGTTGTCATAGTAATGTACCCCACTTTTCTTCAAAGTATGTTTGGTCTGCTTTGGTAAGTTTCATTAATTCTTCATTAGTAGATGTTAAATGGTTCGGGTGTATGTGTTCTACTTCTACTGGAACATAAGCAATCTCACCTTGTAGTGCTGCCCTGATTCTAATATCATCATCACCATACCACCATCTAAAGTTCTCATCTGCCCTAATGTTTGATTTAATATCAAGCACCCAGCAGTATCCTGGAATATGCCCTGTGTATGGTAAAGGGTATCCAATTACAGCATTAAGTTCTCTCATACTATAAGCAATTTTATTTATAGGATTATTCTTCAGTCTTAAGTCATCATTTAATACAGCAATATAATCAGCACCAAATGTTCTAGCAACATCTATACCACGATTCCACCAACGGTGGATATTGATTGGTTCTAAGTCCCAAATATTATTAACACCCTCTATGGGTTCTGATTCAACTGTATGTACAATCACAATTTTTTCAGGAGACACTTGACTTTCTTTTATAATGTCTGCAAGGTATTGACGGCGCGTTCCAGTAGGAATGGTCATCCAAATGTTTAAATTATTATCTGTCATAACTATCTTTATCCTTACTACCCTGATTGCTCAACCATCATACTCTGATGATGTGACAATCAACTTAGACTCTACCACACCTTATGTGGATATACCTGTCACTGTTAGTGAACCTGTTGATGCAACTATATCAACCACTACTGGCACACCTAACGATGTTGGATTCATTGATTCTTGGATTGAACTCTGGCAAGACACTGTTCGCATTGCTTACAATGATGATGGTGCTCATAGTGCTAGCAATGTGTTAGCATCCATAATCACTATACCATTGCAGGTTGGTGAGTATTTTATTCGTGCAACATCTTATGCTTACATATGTTGCAACGTATATCCTACTGGTTCTTACTTACTATCTACTAATTTAGTAGTAGTTAGTCCAAGCCCAACTCCGTCTTTATCACCGATAATCGATGAGCCAACTCCTGAGCCTTCTTCTCTTTCTCCGTCACCGTCTGATACTCCTTATCCATCAGAATCTCCAACGGTTCCAGTTGTTCCAAGTCAAGAGCCATCCGTGCCAGACCCTGTAGTTTTATTAGAGTCTTCAACGCCTGAGCCATCTCCGACTCCAAGTGTTCAAGATACTTTAGAAGCAGTTGTTGATTCGTCACCTAGCGTTTCACCTTCTTCTGAACCTTCTTTTTTGATACCTGAAGTTGAGCCAACTCTTTCTGCCATTGACGCAAATCAAACTCAGCCTTCAATTCTTGATAACCTAGTACCACAATTTCTTTCAGAATCAATCCAACAAATATCTGAAACCATAACTGCTGCATTAGACACTGTTTCCAATCTTGGTTCCGAGTTCACACCCGAAGAACGTGAACAAGCCCAACAAGTAGTGTTGGGTGCTATAATTGTAACACAACTATCCACATCTGCAAGGAGAATAAAATGAGAAACATATCAAGATTCATCTGGAAATATCTTGATGCTTGGGCTGGCGAAGCCTTTACCCTTGTGGGTCTATGTATTGCTTGGATTGTCCTTCCCCCTGGCGAAACTAGAGATGTTGTTGGTATTATCTGTTTGGGTGCTTTTGCGATGTGGACATTGTTTAAAGTTACCCTTAACTCAGAGGATGATAAGTGAAAAGAGTTTACGGACCATATAAAGGTTCTAAGCAAAACAAAGGTCGTCCCATCTATGTTATTAAAAAAGATGGTGGCAAGAAGACTACTTCAACTAACAAGGCTCGTTTAGACTACAAGAAGAAGACTGGTAAAAGCCTTCCTAAAACAACCCACGTTGACCACAAGGACAACAACAAGCATAACGACTCAAAGGGTAACCTGCGTGCTGTCAGCCGAAAGAAAAATATCGGCAAGGAGAACAAGCGTAGAGTGGGCAAATAAGCCAAAATAAGGGCAAAATTCACGACTTAAGGCAGGAATAGGTATCACTACCTACCCTGCCTCTTTTTGCGTTTTTAAAACAGGATAATCTGTGTCGCGATATGGAGCATAACCACCCAGTTTTTTGATGATTGCATCAATGGCTCTAGTCACTCTCATACGAGCAGCCTTCTCATTAGGTAGGTATAATAACTTGGCTAATGACTTAGAATCTTTACCTGATTCATACCACATATAGAGGACATTTTGCTGGTCTTCTTTTAGTTTTTCAAATGCTCTAGATATATCTGCTTGCATAGCAAGAAGATTTCCACCTTCACTAGGCGTTCTACTACTTCTATCAGAGTTAACATCGTTAATGTTTTCTGGTTGAGTAAACTCACCACTTAAGACAGAAGGAAGTAACTCTTCCACAATGTCTCTTTTGTAATAGAACACATCAGTTATTTCATAACCAGTAGTTCTAGCCTTTTCGTATTGACAATACTTACTTGTAGCGTTGTGTAATGCTCTAGCAAATAATCTCACTGCATCTTTTTTATTTTCTAATGAGTGCCACTCTTCTGTTTTCTTTGGATGTTCTACAAACCAAAGCCAGCACTCTTGAGTTATATCTTGAATAGGAACCATTGGGTATTCTTTGCTTTTAGCATAAGATACCGAATTAACTAATGATTCGTATTCTTCTATGTAATTTACCACTTATATAATTTACCTTCTACGACAAATGAATTACCTATCATTGGTACTGGCACTGGTGTAACTTTACCTTTATCTATATAGAGTAAACCAAAACCAGATGCCCAGTTGGCACTTCCTCCCTTGAGGTAGGTTGCCTGTTTTAAATCCATTATGTTTCCAACTTCAAAACCATAAAGACTTGATGTTACTTTTCCATTATACGCAGTGTTAAAATGTAGGAGTCCGAGTTTATGCGTATGTCCACAAAGTACACTCATACCAATTTTTTTAGCAAGAGCCATCGCTGTACCACCTGCATAACGTGATGATGAACCTTCATCACCGTGACCCATTACCCAACCAGGAGCGAAGTTCCAAAGTTTGTTGTGGTAAGTAATTCCTAAATCACGATAACCAAGAAGTTTCTCATACTTTAAATCTCTTAACGTTGCAAGGGCTGGCGCATCGCGCTCAATGTATCTTTGTATTCTATCGCCGTGATTTGACCTCATTAAATGAAATTCACGGTCTCCAATTGCTTTACGAAACTTACTCATAATAGATGTAGTTTCATCTAAATCTCTTTGCAGATTAGAATGTTCTGCAACATATCCCTTAGACCAGCGTGCTGGTGCTAAACAATCTGCTTCATCACCAACGCAGAACAGTTGGTCTGGTTGATAATCTTTAACGAACTTTATTACTGCATTAATTGCTGGTTTATTATGCAGAGGAATCTGCATATCCGATAGGACTACTATGCGTTTCATTCAACGCCTTCCCATTGTTTATCTAGCACCATCATCGCGATGATTGCGTAGTTTGCTATATCTAAAAACGAATCTCTTAATGATTCATTTTCTGGCTTCGCACCTGTTTCAACTAGATTGTTAATGCGAGCAAGTTTGTCAAACATTCTTACTCTTAATCCGTTTAATGGACCACCAGGTGAATCAGATATATTTTTTGGACCATAATCTTTTTGTTTCTTAATCAACAACTCTGCTAAACCATCTGTGTATACATAAGTTAATTCAGCAAATCTTGCTTCGTTGTACATTAGGCTGCGACCTCAATTTTTTCTGTTAGTAGGTGTTGTTGATTAGATGCAAATAAACTATTTACATCTTCTCCTTCTGGAATATTAATCTGAATTACTCCAGGGATTCTTCTTGCTAAGTCTTTAGCAAATTCTTTACCTGCAGAATCTCCATCTGCAAATACATAAATTCTATCGAAGTCAGATAAAATTCTAAAATGATGTGGCTTGATGTTCTTAACTCCAGGGACACCAAATGCTGGGAATCCTAGTTTAGATAAAGTGATTGTATCAATCTCACCTTCACATAAACATATCCAATCAGTTGCTTGGAAGTACGCACCAACATTATATAAATGTGTTGTTGCTCCAGGTATTCCTAAATACTTTGGTTCGGTTCCATCAATAGAACGAAATCTAATATCAACTACACCTGCTTCAGTGATATAAGGAATTGATAATCTTCCTTTGTATGCTTCGTGTCCAACTGCAGGTTCAGCAACAACACCTAACTTAAATCTCTCTACGTCTTGCAGTGAGAGACCCCTCTTTGCTAGGTACTCTTCTGCCAAGTTTACGTGCTGTTGGTACTTTAATGCTGTCTGTTCCAGCAATTTCTTCTGCTCTGGACTTTGCTTCACTGAATGATACTCCTTCTTGCTCCATAATAATCTTGAAAATGTCACCTTTAACATCACAAGCAAAACATATAAATGCGTTGTCTTCGTTACTTACTGTCGCCGATGCGTTCCTATCAGAATGGAATGGGCATTTCATAGAACGCCACCCTCTACCTGATGGTACACTACTTGCGCCGTAAGACACAAGTACCTTAGCAATTGGCGAATCAGACATCAAGTTCCCTTATTAAAGATAAGAACATATAAAATGGCATAGTTGCATACCATTCGCCAACATCTGTTGTTCCTTTTCTTTTGTGAACTACAGCACCTGTTACGGCATTTGCGTTATCTACTTCAACTACTAACTCTTTAACCCAACCAGATAGTTCCATCTTTTTATGGTCTTTGACTTCAAAAACAACATCATCAATACCTGAGATGTCACCCTTATCTAGACTTCCTTGTAAAGCACGGCGTTCTGCTTTAGGAAATCCATTGGCTTTAAGGTATTTAACTACAGCAGTTTCTGCAGCAGTACCTTTCTGTTTAGATTTACTCATCTTCACCTATATTCGATTCGTTATTGCAAGTGCAATACCACGTCTTAAGACATATATAACATTTGCCATCATTATCCTTAGACATTAATCTCTCGGTCAATATCATCAAGGTTCATATATTCAGGATTAAACTTTAGATACACAGCATCAGTACCACTAGCATTTGCAGCACCATATCTATTCTTAACAGGTGATACAGCCATATCTCCTGCTGGTGTTATTGCCATTGTACAAATCAATGCTGGCATCTGTGAAACTTTACCTTGAATACTTGAACGTGGTGGACAAGGGTTTCCATCAAATGCTTCAGAGGTATGATGTAGTAAAAGAATTGCAGCGTTAGTATCTCTTGCTAAGAATTTGATTTCTTTCATAGTAGAGCGCATCGCTGACCACTCTTCTCCACCACCATCTGAAATATCTACAAGGTTATCTAAAACAATTAGATGTGGATTCTGTCCGTGCACTTCTTCAAATGCTAAAACTTCTTCATCTAAATCTGTTAATGATGGGGCTGCTTCAAATGACCAAAAGATATGTTTAGCGTTCTTATTAATAATATCTTTAGCCCAAGATTGTTCTTCTGAAAGTATTCTTTCTGCTTCATCTTGTGTCTTACTTGTAACCATAGAAAACAAACGCATACTCATTGTGTGTGCGCCAGTATCTGCTGAAACATAAAGTGTTGGAACATTAGAACGAAGAGCAATAGCGAGGGCAAGAGTTGACTTGCCCACGCCTGGTGCTCCAGCAAACATTGAAACTTCAGAACGTCTAAGAATTATTTTCTTCTTCTCAAATGCTCTGAAGACAGGACGAAGAGGTTCCCCTCCTGCTTCAGTCTTGCCAATTGTTCTGCTGAGAGTTCTCATTGTTTAGACCCAGCCTGGCTCTCCACGCTTAATCCAAATTGGTTCGCATTGGTCTGAAGTTCCTTTAGCAGATGGACACATCCACGCTTGCCAAGGTCCTTTACCACTTGCTCCTGCTTTGTGTTTGCGTGTTCCGTGTTTGCAACTTGGTGATGGTGTACTTGGTGCAGCAACATTAATTGCTGTAACAGTTCCACCAACAGCACTTGCAATTTCAGAAATAGACATTGGACTCATTACTTCTTCCAATGCACCAATAACTGATTCAACTTTTCCAGCAACAGCATCACTTACGTTTTTGCTGAAGGCTGACCAATCATCACCACGAACGGTAAGGATTGTTCCTTTCGGTGTCTTTACGTTTGCTACAAACGTTGACTCACTTGACATTGATTACTTCTCCTAACGGAAGATGGTTCTTACCATCTACCCAATAGCAGTGCTCCTGATAGGAACACAGTTTACATCCCTCGAAGTTAGGCAGATATAAATTATTCTCTCTCGCTTTTTGAAAGAGACTAACCATTTCATCTAACTTTCTTAATGTAAATTTATCTAGGCTAGTAGGAATACTTGTGCTTCCTTGTCTAGCCATCCAGTATACGCCGTAAGACGGACGTATTCCCAATGCACGTTCCATCATACAAGCATAAACTTGTAATTGTAAATCTGATTGTGGTGTTCTTATTCCTGTCTTAAGGTCTAAGATTACTAATTCACCTTCAGGTGTAACGAATACTCGGTCAATGGCACCTTTCATAAAGATGTCACCAATTTTAATTTCAATCATTAATTCAATGGCAGGTCTACCTTCAGGTGTTGTCCATAGTTTCCAACCTGAACCTTTACGCCACTCAACCCAGTTGTTTAAGAACGTTTTTCCATTCTCAAACCACCAATCATAGTTCTCACCATTAGGGTTAGCCTTAGTTGTTCTTGTTGATTGTCTAAATGAATCTTTAGGTATTAAGTCATAACTTCTGTCTTTAGATTCAAATGTCCAAGCGTCTGACCAAATCTTATTAATATCCAATTTGATTAAGCCTTTCTCTTGGAATAATTTTACCATAACTTTCTTGTATTCCTATGTTCCAACCGTCCTCGGCGCGTATCCAACCAAGCACTTCAACTTCTTTAAACTCTGGCGCAATAGCAATAGCACCAACAATTATTAAATCTCTGTTTAAATCTTTATGTCTTACGGCAGGACCAGATTTAGTTCTGACTCTTCTAACTTCAATGTTAGTTCCAACATCAGGAATAAATTTATTATTTTCGTGTTTACTTTCATCCCAAATAGATGCTGTCCAATATTGATTCATCGCTTTAGCAACTGCTAATTCGCATATAGCACTAGCAACTTGTGCTGTTCTATCATCTTCCATACGAGACCTATCGTAATAAGATGCATCAGATTTATCCCAGTTCGCTGTAAATCTTCTGATACCTATATAACTTGCGTATTCATATTCCCAAGGTTCAAGTTTAATTAACATTATTTTCTGTCTCCCATAATTCTAAATCATAGATTTCTGTTGCCTTGTGTACTGCTGAACCACCAAGATTCCAGATTGCTGGTTGCTCATCAACTTTTGCTATGCGTCCAAGATAGTACTGCCATCCACAGTTTAACCAAGTTGTTAATGATGAATATGAAACGTGTTCTGGTACTTGATGACCATTAATTTCTAACATTTTATCTCCTGTCTCTTTGTCTCTAAGGATAGTCAGGGAGGGGGAGACAACCCTTCCCTGACCAAAGGAGGAAGTGCAAAACACTTCTAAGTAAAACAATACCAAAGGTTTATCATTTATGCAAACGCATAAATGATATTAATATAATTACTACTATAGTAGTTATATTATATTATATATATTAATACTATAGTATTTAATACTATAGTATTTAATAATATATATCCCCACCCTGCCACCCTCTAGTTTAGTACTAGAACTTTAGGTTTGTCAAATCCCTAATGCTTGTGGTAAGGTGGTCCGTACGAACAAAGGAGATAAATGTTCATACCAATAATTCTTTTAAGTTTCCCTCCTGCTGTAATGTCGGAGCAAATAAAAGAATCTCCTGTCTTAAGTCGTGCTTATGTACGAGGTCAAGCAGAAGTTAAAGGTTGGACAGGTAATCAATGGAGTTGCCTTGATGAATTAGTTTGGCGTGAATCTAAGTGGAAGATAGACGCAGACAATCCTAAATCATCTGCTTTTGGTTTATTCCAGATGTTAAAGACTCCCGAAGATACCGAAATCGAGGAGCAAACAAAACGAGGTTTAAGATATATCGAACATAGATATAAAGAACCTTGTTCTGCCTTAAGACATCACGATAGAAGAAATTGGTACTAATCCTCTAATTCTAATTTAGAATCTATTGGTATAGGTGGTGTTACTGTTGCTCCACAAGACCAGCAATAAGCCCCTTGTAAGCCATATGCGTCTATTTCGTATGTCTCTGTATCAAAATGTACAGGAATCATAATCCACTCGCCATCACACCTAGTGCATCGCGCACTAGGTATGTTGGTGAAATCTTCTTTATTCTTTTCCTTCTTCTTCTTCCACTTCATCAAGATTTAGCATATCCTCGTCTATTAAAATTGTTGTGGCATCAGCAAATTTCATAGCCAATGCACCAATAGTACCTATAATTAAAAGTCTAGTGTTATGACTGGTACTAGCATCTTGCCAAGTATCGTCATCTCTCACAAGTCCGTTAATTATATCTACAACATTTTCACTTTCTTCAACTGCTTCAACTACTTCTTTTTTAAATGCGCTGTTGATGAGTTCTTCAATACGATACTCGTTATTATCAGGCAACCTCGTCTCCTCTCTTATCCCAAGAACCAAACGCATCTCGTTGCGCTGTATCAAATATCTCTGCAACAATACCTAATTCTTTGCGTGCTCGTCTTCTCTCTGTATAGGTAGTTCCTCCCCATACTCCACGAACATCAACGTGTAAAGCGTATTCATAACATTGTCTTAAGACAGGACAATCTTGACAGTACGCCTTTTGCTCTGGCGCTATCTCTTCTCTTCTCCTATTTGAACCATAATTAAAGAACCAATCAGGGTCAGGGTGAGATAAGCACTTCGCTGTTTCAAAGTATGGTGTTATATAGCGAGTACTGATTGGCTTTGCCACGATTTTGTAATCTCCTCTTCGATAGTGGTTTCGCCATTTCGTACTCGATAAATAATTGCGCCAAGGTCAATGATGTCACTCTTAACCCAGCGTTGTCTCTCATCATCACGACTTAAGACATAAAGAGATTTACTTGATGGGTCAAATATGTATGCGTATTCGGTACACATAACATCTTTGGATTCCCAAGTAATCCACAGTTCTTGTTTGTGTTGGCTAGGTATGCCATAGCCAGCGATATGGTCGTCTTCTTCTTTAAGATAGTCAGGTCTTTCAAAACTAAGCGATGACCAACTAGGTTGCTCAAAGACTAGCGTTGATACGACATCATTTAAGTTATGTCTTAAGACTAACTCAATTAGAGTTGGAACCATATTGCTTGGGTATCCGTCCCAATGTACATATTTACCAATCCAAATATCTTCATCTCCAACTGTTCTTCCTACTACTGACCTTGTTGCCATTTTATTTGCCTCCTTGTATTAAGTCAAACGATACCTTACCGATTGACTTTTCTTGCTCTAACTCTTCTTCTGTTGGCACATAAGATAACTCTCTGATTATGTGCCTTAACATAGTTTCAATGCGTTCTAATCTTTGTTCAATCGTCATTGTCATCATCTCTGTCTGTGTCCCAATCCCACTCGTCAATCATTTGTTGTTTGTAATCTCGGTATGCTTCTGCTTCGCATATCTCGCAAAAGTTTCCCCAACTCCTACCGTGACAGGTGATTGCATTATCTAAACTACTCATCGTTGCCCCCATACTAAATACATTAGCACAACGAATCCGATAGATATGATAAGTTCAACAATCATTTGTCGTCCTCACTTGTCTTGAAATCATCACGACAATCATCGCAATACTTACCACCAGTTTTTTCTTGATGTTCACATATCTCGCATAGCATATTATTTATCTCCTTCACAGTTAGAACATATTGTAACTCCATTGTAAATATGTCCACCCTCTTCGTCAAGGTCTACAACATTAGAACAAGAACCACATTTAGTTATTGAATCTATATGTCTTAAGACATCAAGAGTTTCTGGCTTAAGTAGTTCTGCAATTGTTGGCATTAGTATGTTCCCCAATCTAATCCAGATACTTCTTCACCAAACTCATTTTCAAAGGTGAGTTCTTTCAATGGCACATTGAACTCCATTGAAATCTCATCTGTTAACCACGCGACCACATCATCTAGGTCTGGGTCTTCAATGTCCCACTCTTTCATACTTGCTACTGCTTTATCTACATCAAAGGTAACTAATCTAGTTACGATTAGTTTCTTTGGTAGTTTTATTTCAGCGTCAAGCGCAGGACTTGTTGTCATATCTTCTGACTTAAGACTCATATTCCTATCCTCCAATCATTAGAATTTTTATGTCTTACGCAATCACAATAAAGACACATATCGTAATCTGTTTCGTCATTAGCATAAACATAATCGTGTTCTTCTTTGATATGTATTTCTATATATTCTTCAATCTTCATCTTGTCTCCTTATTGAGTTGACCAATCATTAGGGAAACTTTAGCGCATAATTCCTCTTCGTTATCTATAAACACGCCGTCTCCTTCGTATGCATACTGCCACATTTCTTCTCTTGGATTGTACACAGTTCCGTCATTGAAAACAGTGCCTTCAGTTTCGGTGTCGTGTATCCACTCGTTTGTTACATCATCAAACATAATTACATAATGATGTTGCATTATTCGCTCACCTCGTATTCTCTCAACACATTAAGTATTTCTTCACTAATAACTTGTGATGAGAAATCGAGATGGTTGTCATCGACTTCTTTAGTAACCTTAGACCAAACATCATCGGTTATAGGACTCTCTTCAGTATCGAAGATGTCCTTGCTCCACCAAAGGATTACAACTTCTTCTTCGGGGTTTAGTTCTTTCATATTTTTAATTACATCTTTTGCTTTCATCTTGTCTCCTTGTCTCCGTGTCTTATGTCTTAAGACAGGTTTTCTATCGTTCCTACTGATACTGCAACTAACAACATAATCAAAGTTGCAAGCGCTGTCAAGACTCGCTCGCCTCTTTTTGTTAGTTTCATACCACCTATATACATAGGTGAATCTTTATCTGGTTGTGTAGCGAAAGCGAAACCTCGTACGCTCTCTTCACATATGCACAAGTGCCAATCTGCATAGCACTCGTAGCAATACTTATGTCTTAAGTCTTGATTCATTTCGTCTCCTAATCCATTTCTTCTATGATTACATTTGCTTGTTTCATATCTTCTTTACATATATTACACAATCCAACTACATTTGTAGTGATTCCTTCGGGCGTGTTCCAAGATAGAAGAAACTTTCCGATACTTCTTCCTGCCATCTTCTTTGATTTAATTTCTGGGCAATCTCCCATATCGCATAGGTCTAATGTTGGGACATTGTTTCTCTTAAACAATCTATGAATAAAATCAAAAGCCTCAGACTTGTTCTTAAAATTCTGTCTTAAGACTTGATTTATACTTTTCAATGATTGTGTATTTCTTGTACCAAATCTTAAATCCCACGCTAGACTTTGATACACACCTATAAGTGCTACGTGTTGCATAGCGCTTAGGCTAATCATTTCTTCTTTCTGCATTTCGTCTCCTTTGTTTTTCATAATTCTAATTTATAGCCTCGTACTCTTTCCTGTCAAGGATATTTAGATAACGATTTGATAACGATTTTATAGCCTCGTATTCTCTTATCATTTCGCCGTCTCCTCTCCTCTAGTTTGTTTGTGTCGGCTCTGGCTTTTTAGTTCCAGAAGAAAGGGCTTACGTCCTAAGACATAAGCCCTAACTTCCGTATCTAACTAGCAACCTCTTCTAATTTGCCTAAGTAATCTAAGCAAATTCGAATCGCGTCATCTGGTCCCTCGCAGGAATTTACCTCTTTAGTAAATTCGTCTGCGCTCTTTCCTGCTCTTCTGTACTGCTTGTATACCTCAGCCATAAAATAGCGTGGGTCATCTGTAAACATTTCTTGTCTCCTTCTCCTTTGGCTAACCTTTAGCCTCAGGGTCAGGACTTATGCCTTAAGACATAAACCCTGCCTCCGATTCTAAATTTTTGCTTTGAGTGATTCCTCTTTTTCTCTAATTGCTTTTTCGAATCTGAATATATCGAATCTAGGATTATCTATTAGTGCTTGTTCTTCGAACAGGCGTACAGTTTCCCAAATTGCCTGCTCTCCTGCTCCTAGATTATTTACTAACGCTTTGCCAAATATGTCGGCAATTAGTTGGTAATCTTTTCTGCTCATTTCGTCTCCTTGTCTCTTCCTGAGATTAGCCTCAGGGTGAGGCTCTTAAGTCTTAAGACCTAAGAACCTCCCTCCGATTCTATTCTGCGTTTTCTTCTGCGATAAATTCACTATCACAATTTTGGCACATTGGACGGCAATTGTCTAGCACCTTTTGAGATAATCTTATGATTTCTCCACAGTTGCAGACGGCTTTGATTCCGTTTTTATTTCTTGATTTCTTTTGCCCTTTTTCTACCTGTAAAGCCGTAACTGATAGGGCTTTTTCTATTTTCTCGATTTCTTTTTTCCACCTTTTCAATGCGTGTTCTGGCATTGATGTTTTGGATAGTCCAATGCTTTTCTTCTCGCTTTTTTCTATCTTAAGACTGAAGATTTCTTGAGCCGTATTTTGGAATTTCTTATTATGATACCCCTCTTTTGTCACGTCTTGAATTTCATTTTTGAAATTATAGGCGTGTGCTAACTCGTGGAGCAGAGTTCCCATAGTATCTACGGCACCTCTGCTCAAGGATTCAGCAGATAGGAAAATCTCATTTGCTAATTTCTCGCCTTTTTTCCAAGGTGTGAAATGTGTGAAATGACCGTGAACTTTCCCCTTTTCTTCACGAGCCAATGAAACCACAATTTCTGGAAATTCGATTCCGATTTCTTGGATAACTGAGTTCTTTACATCTTCAAGAACTGAGAGCAATCCTGATAGTTCCTGAGTCTTTTCTTTTGTCTTCATTTTTTGTCTCCTGTGTCTTAAGTCGGAACTATTTCCGACCTACTAGAAAAATGTATCATATGCCAATCGTGAGGGGTCAAGGGGAAAATCGGACATTTTCAAACTATTTTTGTGAAGTACGTCACACAGACAAATCGGACAAATCGGACATCTGTGAGGGGATTCGTGAGGTCGTGGGGAATCGTGGGAGAATCCTCAACCCTCAAGGATAGGTCGAGGGTTTGCCTATGGATTAGATTCTGCCCTTAACTTTCAAGACTTAAGGCTTAAGAGTTGACTATCCAATCTATTTATGCTAAAAGATTACAACTAGGGGGAGGGGAGGGGAATAAATAAGAGGGGAGATAGTCTTCTCTCACATAATCTATATATACCAACACAAACCAAAACTAGGGCTAGAAATGCTCTTCCAATCCATAAACTAGCCACTAAAAACACTACCCCCCATTGTTAATTTTTGGTGTGCGTGTATGCGCTAGCATCCCATCTAAAATTTTCCTGGGTTATTACACCCCTTCTGACCTGCGATAATACAATCTGTAAAAAAAACTTTATAAAATGCTGTTACCAAACCTCTCGGTAACACCTTATATATAGTAGAGGACAAAATAATTTTATAATACTGTTGCCTTAACCCATCGGCAACAGGGTAGTATTTACGCAAGTCATCTTTGTTGATGACTTGCTTTAATATAATATAATATTATATATAATACTATCCCTGGAGCAAAAGGACAAATTCCAATGGCAGCAAAAGCAGGATTATCGCACCACCTTAAGGCTGAGTCAGCCAAGAAAAAAGAGGATTACCTTAAGGGTATAGCCTCGGGGATGACTAACGATGCCGCCTCTAAGTTGGCTGGCATCAAACCTGATACGGTCAAGTATTGGATTAAATCTGATAAGGCTTTCCGCGCTGACCTTGATAACGCCAGAACTGATAGGGATGACGTTCGGGCTAAAACCAAGGACGCAGACAAGAACAACATAGGCTTTGAAGCCTTCTCTGAGGAATACCTAGAGATGAAGGTTTTCCCCCACCAGCGCAATTTCATATCCCTTCTAGAAAAGGGTGAGCCTGAGTGGATTCATCCTGCGATGACATATGAGCCTTCTGTAAAAAATCGCGTTTTAATAAACATACCTCCTGAGCACGCTAAGTCAACCACAATTACGGTTAACTACTCAACCTATAGAATTGCCCTAGACCCTAATGTTCGTATCATTATCGTTTCTAAGACTTTGGCTAAGGCACGCGAATTTGTGTATGCCATTAAACAACGCCTTAGCCATCCTCGCTGGCAGAAGATGCAGCAAATGTATGGACCTGAAGGTGGCTGGAAAGAAGACTCAGAGACCTGGCGAACCGACACAGTTTACCTAGGTACTGAAACTAGAGACTCTGGCGAAAAAGACCCAACACTTCAAGCCCTTGGTATGGGTGGACAAATCTACGGTGCTCGCGCCGACTTGATTATCCTTGATGACGTTATAACTGGTGCCAATGCCCACGAGTGGGAAAAACAAATTAACTGGTTACAAAAAGAAGTTATAACTCGTCTTGGTAAAAATGGTAAACTTTTAGTTGTAGGTACACGCATAGGTTCTATAGACCTATATCGAGAACTTCGAAACCCTGAGCACTGGTCTGGAAATAAAACTCCATTCACATATCTGGCTATGCCAGCAGTACTAGAGTTCAACGAAGACCCAGAGAAGTGGGTAACACTATGGGCGAGGTCAGACAGACCTTGGGATGGCGATGAGGACACGACACCTGACGTAGATGGATTTTTCCCTAAATGGGATGGTCCTACGTTATTCCAGAGACGCTCCGAAGTTACCCCTTCTACTTGGGCTATGGTTTATCAACAACAAGACGTTGAAGACGATTCTATTTTTTCACCAGTATGTGTACAAGGTTCTATCCAAGGTATGCGTAAAATTGGGGTATTGCATTTTGGCGCACCAGGTTATCCTAAAGACCCTGGTAACTATCGCGTAGTTATGGGTATTGACCCTGCTATGTCTGGAGCAACTGCAGCAGTAGTAGTGGCTGTAGATGTTGATAACAAGAAGAGATATGTTCTTGATGTCTGTAATATGACAGACCCAACTCCAGAAAAAATTAAAAACCTAATCCAAGAGTGGGCTGTTAAATATCAGCCTAACGTGGTAGTAGCGGAGAAAAATGCCTTCCAACTCTTCCTCACCAAAGACGAGGGAATACGTGACTTTCTATCTTCGCGCGGAATCGTATTCCGTGAGCATTTCACTGGCAACAACAAATGGGACGTTGATTTCGGTGTTGCGTCTCTGGCTCCACTCTTTGGAACGACTACAAACGAAAAATTCGTAAAGAACTCAAATATGATTGAATTGCCTTCAACTGAGAAGTCTGAAGGTGTTAAGGCTTTAGTAACCCAGTTAATAACTTGGAAACCAGAAGCGCGTAAACGTCAACCTACTGACTGTGTTATGGCTTTATGGTTTACCGAAATTGTTATACGTGAGTGGTTAGAACGTGGAAACCATCTTACCCAGTTTACTAATAGTAGATGGCACTCCAGAAGACAACTTAATGCAAGATATGTAATTGATTTAGATGAGGCATTTGCCGAACAACAAGCAGAAGTATTTTACCAATAAGGAA